TCTCCGTATACTAGAACGGCTGCTCCAGAAGAGAACAACGACGACACTGAGCTGGCAACAGCCCAGAAGATCAAAGTTTCGAGTTCAAAAGTGAACCCGTTACCCATCGACGAAAACTTTTGTAAAGTAATCGTTGATCCATCAGGCAGTCTTGCCTGAGGTGATCGTAGGTCGTTAAGGGCTTCTGCCCACTCTACTGGTAAGAGCTCATAAATAAGCTCTATAGGCATGGAATCGCTAGCCGCCTTAAGATCTAAGGTTGCTAGTTGCTCCTCGAAGGCACGTTTCGCGCCCTCTTGGTTTGCAGTCTGGTCATCCAGATCGATTCCGACTCTCTTGAGTCGCTTTCGGATATAGGACCCGACTCCCTTTTGGAGGAAGCCATTAGCCCTAGGCTCTTTGGCGATGACGCGATGAGTCTTCGCGTTCTTCGGGACTGTGTCAATCACGCACTCAGTGGTTAGCTGAAACACGCTAGGAAGAAAGCAGAAAGGGCCCATAAGGTCCTCTACCGCTACTTCCAAGATCACTGAAGACCAATGAAGGTCTCCACCGATCGCTCTCCTGATATATGGGAGAGCTTTCGGAGTCACCGAAATGGGGAGTTCGCACAACTTGCGATCGACAAAGGCACGCCTCCGTTTCAAATCGGAGGTAGCGCCCGGTCCCCATCCATACAGGTTCTCTATCTTTTGAGAATCCCACGTTCCTAATAAGCGCGCAATCTTTCTTTTCGCCAGCCAAAGGACTGACGAAATAATAGACATGTCCGGGATTTCCCCGTACGAGCTATTTTTGCGTGCTTCTCGGATACGTGAGTTTGACTCACGACAGAGATCTTCAGAGGTTGTGAATCTCCGAAGTGCCTCCTGCTCAAGATCTAGACCCGTGTCAAGCTCCTTGTATTTACTCAAGAAGCTAACGACACAGTAATCTAATTCGAAAGCAGACTGTTCCTGATAGTCCGCCGCTCGGATCTCAAACTCGGCTAAGGCCTTCTGATTATGAAGGAATCTCAGCCAAGCTCCGAGCGAAACGGGTGAATCAACTGACTTACACAAAGCGAAAAAGATCTCGCTTATAGGGGAAGACCCCTTCGTGTACTTCATGCGATGGATCTCCTTAAATCAACTAGTTGAATTGCTTCGACTAGAAGACGTTCTGGAGATTCTCCACCATGTTCGTGAGCTGAGTCTCGGCCAGTAGAAAATCTGCATACTTACGCAGATCCTTCCGGTCTTGAAGCAAAGCTCGCTCGGACATGATGAACTCGCACACGAAGCGAGGCGTGTAGGCAATCGTCGGACTCGGAGTATATCCCGAGTCCGCGACGCCCAGCGCCTCGACTTTCGGCGTATGAACGCCGATTTTTACGCGATTGACCCGGGTGTCCGAATTTTGACCGGTGCTAGCGGGGAGAGGACGAGTGAGCTGCATCGAAATCCTGTTAAAGGAAATCGACGTAGTACCCGTTTGGTCCTCCCACCACCATACGCCGTTTTTATCCGGACCCAAAGGGATGAAAGTGTGAGCCACAGGGGTCGCCTGTGCGTCGCTAAGAACAATATTAGTGACTGCGGACATTGGAAAATACTCCAGTTGGTAGGCACGTAAGGACAACCTTAAAGTATGTCCGGCCAGAGAGTTAACTACCTGCGAAATGCAGGCAGCTGTGATCGGCGTAAAATCCGATCGTTGATTAGCCGTTCACGAGGAGTCATGCGCGAGGTGGAAGGGCCAAAGCCCAACCATTCAAACGCACCGCTCCAAGTAGACGACCAAACTGCTTCATTACCCTTCATCTTCGGATGCTTGAGCGAGTGAAGTTGCTGCCCAAGCAGAGCTGCAGCCGAGATGAGACGAGAAGAACCTAACTTTGGGTTAAAGGTAGGTCGACGCGGATAAGGAGAGGATGTTAGCACAGTCCTCAACTTATATGCGATGCGTTCGTATCCGGTCAGATCCACTGTTATAGTGGTCTTTCCGATCCGCTGACCACCGGCATTATTGCCGTTGATCTCGGACAGTTGCGTCTCCGTTTTGTAACCGGAGATAAAACTGCTACCGTACAATAACGCACTCTCGTAGCTTCGAAGGTATCCTCCAATGTTAACAAACCAGTCAACAACGAAGGAATAGGGAGTTAGCTCCCACGCAATCGAAACGGGGTTCAGGCTTGTATAACCTGCAAGCTTATCTAACGTACTACCATCTAGACCGTACAAAACATTGACCTTCGCTCTACAAGAGTGCTCGGACCATTCGATTGTACGATCGTTGATTGCGTAGAACCCTACTTGACTAGTCCGCTTACGGAAAATTTCTTTTCCTGAAGCATGAACTGGTATCCTTCCGGAACCAGTAGACTTATTAAGTAGCCTGTCGACAGAGCCATATATAGTGGAAGCCAAAGGCTTCCATCCATACGTGAACTCCAACCACAGGTTGCCCCAATCACGGGGGTTAGACCGCCTCATTTTGTGAAGCGTAAGGGACATATTTTTCATGCCCTTGAAGGTATCTCTCATCATCACGTGAGTCTTATGAGACTCGGCGAGATCGATGGAGATGTCCACGTCCCCTCTCAGCTTATCATACAAGCGGCTAACAGCTTGATTGTACGCTGGAGTGTACGGGAACCCAACGAAATGTGAAAAATCTCTCGGGAATGGCTGCTGGTTATCACCAGTAACCGTCCGAAAGTTGCCGTAATCATCAACAGTGTTGTGAATTCCGGCATAATTCACTATATCTTGGACCTGGAAGGCTTGAGCCGTAGGGTGCTTGAAGTCCCCATGACTCGTAACCACTCCTAATAGGTAGTGCGACAATGCAGTAGCCGCACTAACCGACGTAGATGAAGTCGGTGTACCTGGATAGCCTGACACTTGAGAAATCACTTGTCGGCCTGGAGTAATCACTGTCCGATTTACCATCGGACCCTTCCTTTTCTGCGGGAACCTATATCTTTGCGATTTGATCGTTTTCGGTTTGGGGGCAAACTGCCCTTTACCCGGTCCCGGTCGCCTCGCAGAGTTAGGCCCTACGTTAGCCAAAACAGGAGGAATCCTGTCAGGATCTCGTAGGGGATACGACGAAGCTGGCGAAATATAGCCAGCAACGAAGCATTTCCCTTTAGAACAGGTCACACGGCATATTTTCGGGACCTCACGGTCCACTACTGAGATGCCGAACCTGGTGCATTTTGCCTTTGGTAGCTTCACAACTACTCCCATTGAGTTGAGGATAAATCCCCAACTCTCATCCAATGGAAGAAGGCAGGGAGAAGAGGCTGATTAGGCCTCCGAGACCCAAAGAAAACCCTCGATAACTAGGGATCACTGTCCAGTAACCCAGCCCATAATAGGCTGGCCACTAACATCCTCGCGGATGAAAGCGGTATAATACTGGATCGAGCGACCTTGGTTGTGATAAGTAGCCATCAGCTCACGCCGATGGATCTCCATCACAACCTCCTTCACTCGACTCTGAAGATAGCATGTCGTCACGGTACTGTGGCCAGAAATGGCACAGTAACGTGTAACAGCACTCCTCAAAGCCATCCAGTTCCAGTAGGCATTACTGCTTGCCGGAACATGGATACTTTTACGCTTCGTCCAAGCAAGGTCATTATCGAGATTCCTCCAAATACCACTTTCGTGGTCTTTGATAGACTCGATCGATACCAGTTTGATCGAAACAACCTCACCAAAACTAGCCCTCGCGGGCCGGAAATCGTTGAGGGAAGAGAAGTAGCTGTTTACAGACATGATAGTCCTCAGTACAGAGATCCCCGGAAATCGGG